CCTGATTTCATTTTTGTTTGGTTCAAAGGTTACAGGACGGGGGAGGGCATTAGTCCTCCCTTTTCTTTTTCGATATGATTACACTCGCTCCCAATAGTTCCGACGAACAGTTCATTTACCTCACGCTTCAAGAGGCAAAGAAGGACTTCGATACCTTTACTAACTATCTCGTTATCTTTACGAGTATGGCGAGTAATGATACATACGCAATGGTGGGAAATGTAACCGCCGATAACTCGAGATACACGAAGCTATCGGTAATTACGAATCAACCTGTCGGAATTTCCGGGCGAGTTTTACTCACGGAATCAGGGCAGTATACATACGAAGTATACGGGCAAAACTCAAGCACCAACCTCAGTCCTACGGATGCAAGCGTTGAAGGTCTAATTGAACGCGGAACGCTTACGGTAACCGGGGAAACGGGATACACGATACCAAGCATAACCATTCCCGATAACGTTATTTATTACGAGTAATGGAAATTCTACAACTCAGCAAATACGAAGAGCGTTCGTATCGAGAAACGCCGAATAATAAGGGGTATATTAATTACGGAGATGATAACCTTTTCCCCCAGTACTTGGTAGACCTCTACCACTCTTCCGCCACTCATAACGCTTTGGTTACCTCCATTGCCATGATGATTTTTGGCGAAGGCTTCGACGCTTCCGATTTAGAGGGTCGTTTGGCGTTTGATCAATGGAACTTGAACGACGAACTCCGCAAGGCTTGTTTGGACTTTAAAATTCAAGGCGGATTCGCTCTCGAGGTCAACTGGAGCCTCGACCGAACTACGATTGCAAACGTATCTCACCTGCCCTTCGAGAACGTCCGTAGCGGCTTCGTAAACGACGATGAGAAAGTTGAGTCGTACTTCTACTCGAAGGACTGGAGCGATAAGCGAGAGGAACCCGTCGAGCTTTGCCCTTTTAATGAAAAGGAGAAGTTGGATCACCCCACACAGATAATGTACGTAAAGCCGTTTTCTCCGGGTTCATACTACTACCCTAAGCCCGACTATATCGGTTCGATCAACTACATCGAACTCGACAAAGAGATTTCGATTTACCACATTAACAATATGCAGAACGGGATGTCGCCCTCGTTCTCTATTCACTTCAAGAACGGCATTCCACCGCAGGAAGAAAGGAACCGTATCCGTATGGACATCGAGCGGCAGTTGAGCGGAGCGGGCAACGCCGGGAAGTTTATTGTAACGTACTCTGACGATCCCGAACGCAAGCCCGACTTTGAGCCGTTCCAGTTATCGGACGCCGATAAGCAATACGAGTTCCTTTCGAGAGAGGTTACCGATAAAATTATGATCGGCCACCGTGTTACGAACCCGATGCTCTTCGGGGTATCTGTACCGGGCAAGTTGGGAGGCGGAACGGAGCTTGAAACGTCAGCAGATATATTCGAAAAGAACGTAATACGTCCGGCTCGAAGAATCGTAGAAGAAGCCGTTAAAACGCTTCTAAACGCCGCAGGGCTTCAAAGCCGCCTTGTACCCATCGCCACCGAATTAGCCGCAGATTTCGAAGGCCCGAAAGTAGAGGCCGCAGAATGGCTAATTGAACAAGGCGAAGAGATGGGAGAAGATTGGGAACTCATCGAAGAGGTGGCGGTTGATTACGACCTCGAAGAAAAGCGGGACGCGTTGTGGGCTTTTGCTCGTGCTATCGTCCCGGAAGGCAGCCGCCCCACGGCAGGAGAAAGTGAACACGATACCGAACTTATTAAGGTTCGATACGTTTACGCCGGGGATCCAAACCCGCAACGGGATTTTTGCAAGAAAATGATGTCAGCCCGCAGGGTTTACCGTTACGAGGATATAATCGCGGCGGGCGACCGTGCCGTTAATCGCGGCTTCGGGCCGAACGGAACCAACACCTACTCGATATGGCTCTACAAAGGCGGGCCTAATTGCCGGCATTTTTGGAAGCGACATACATACCTTCGCAAGAACAACAAGAAGATTTCGGTAAATCAAGCGAAGAAAGTAATTCGAGAGGCCGGAGTCGGCGCAAAGCGTCTCGTAGAAAACGATCGAAGAGTTGCAACACGTCCCGGTGATATGACTACTAAAGGATATTTAAACCCTCGATAAATGGCACTAACAGCAGAAGTCCTCTTCGTAAATCCGGACTACATAAAGCGGATTACTAATATTAACGGAACCATCGAGGACGCGTACCTCGTGCCGTCTATCATCCTCGCACAAGACAAGTACATCCAACTCTATCTCGGGACGGATCTACTGGAGAAGCTCAAGAGCGATATTTCCGGCTCGGGTTTATCCGGCGATTACGCTACGTTGATGGATTCATACGTTCGCAAGGCGACCCTTTGGTGGACGATGGTGGAGCTTATCCCGTCTCTTTACGTGAAGATGGATAACGGTTCGCTCGTTTTAAGGGTCTCAGAAGACACGCAAGCGATTAGCCCGGACGATTTACACCGAGAGGTGGAGCGAGCACGGCAGAACGCGCAATTTTACTCGTATCGATTGTACGATTACCTCTGCCATAACTCCGGACTCTTCCCCGAGTACAGTTCAAATACAGGTGCGGATATGTTGCCGCAGCCGGCGGATTACTACCAAAGCGGTATGAGCATAAGTGGTAAGACCGCGTACCCGCTCCCGATTGATTTACGCGGTTTACTACTATGAGAAAAAGCCGAAAAGAGAATATAACCCTATTGAAAAAGTTTCTCGATGACCTCGACAGAAATAACCTTCCTACTCCTCCCAAGCGCAATCGCAATAGTAGCGGTATGGGTAAACCTAAATCGAGAGATTGAGAAATTAAAAGGGCGTATTATCCGCGTAGAGTCCGACAAGGACGAATTGAAACAGATGATGAAGGAGGTCGTTAAGGCCGTCCATAAAATCGAATTAATGCTCGCGGAGAAATGAGATACTTCACGTTTTCAGAATTCGATTCTCCCGACCAAGACGGCAGCGGGGAGATGATGGATCTGGACTTTCTTGCAATGTTGGATGAAGCTCGAGATTGCGCAGGAGTTCCGTTTGTAATAACGTCGGGATTTCGCACAGTTTCCCACAATAAATCGTTAATAAAGCAGGGTTACAACGCTTCGAGAAACTCTTCTCACCTTTTAGGTTTAGCAGCGGACATCTCTTGTACGGACAGCCGAAGCCGATTTATCATCCTTGACGCGCTCCAAGAAGTAGGTTTCACGAGAATAGGAATCGCGCCCAACTTCATACACGTAGATCTCGACACAAACAAACCTCAGCACCGCATATGGGTTTATTGACAAAAGACCGGGATATACATATTCTCCCGCTCTCTTTCGAAAACGCGAAAGATGAGAAAGCGATATATCTGCTTTCGGATGTTCACTTCGACTCTGTAAAATGCGACCGACGGTTATTCTTCAAACACCTACAGATGGCACAAGAAGAAGGGGCGTCGGTTTTCATTTTGGGCGACTTGCTTGATCTTATGCAGATGCCCCGAGACCCACGCGGCAATTATGACTCGTTGCGGCCAGAACTTAAAAAGATGGCGTACATCGATGAGGTTATAAAGGACTGCGCCGATAAACTCGAACCATACAAGGATGTTATTAAACTCATTTCGATGGGAAACCACGAGACCAACATAACAAAGCGGCACGGGGTAGATTGCACCCAACGAATCGTGGCTCTCTTGAACGCAAGTGGAGGCGATGTGGTTGCAGGGTATTACGCGGGTTGGGTAATTCTTAAATGCGACCGTAACGGCAAAGGGACACGCCGTTCGTATCCGCTCCATTATCATCACGGTTATGGAGGCAACGCGAAGCGTTCTAAAGGCGTTCTTAATGTCGATATTGATATGAAGGATTATCCGCAAGCGCGAATCATTGCACGGGGTCACACTCACCAAAAATGGTATCATCCGGTAATGCGGGACGTTCTTACGAACAACTTCAACCATTCACAAGAAACGGTTCACGTTGTGCAAACCGGATCGTACAAGAAGAAAGACCGCTCTATTGGTTGGGAGGTTGAGAAGGGATTCTCTACGCCTCGCCTCGGAGGATGGCGGTTTACTATTAAGCCACAAGGAAAAGAATACGCAATACAATGTCACGAACTCCACTAAAGAATACAAAGCTCGGAGCGTGGTTTCGAAACAAAGCTCCCAAGGCTTTCGAGGCTATCGGAGACGTAGTGCCGGGAGGCGGTGCTCTCAAAGCCATAGGTGCATTGATTGATGCAACTACGGAGAGCGAAGAAGAAAAACAACAAGCGCGGCTTATGCTCGCAGAATATGAGAACGCCGATCGCGCAAGCGCACGGGAAAGGGAAGTGGAAATGGCTCGCGTTTTGAAAAAGCGCGATTGGATGCAGTCTTTCGTTGGGATGGCCGCAATGATTATCGGCATCACCATGGTAGTATGGGCGAAGTCCGGCGTTGAGGACAAAGAGATATTCTTTCACATCCTCGGGTTCGCAGAAGGTACACTCGTGGGGCAAGTGGTTAACTATTACTTTGGTTCTTCTCAGAAGTAGGGGTATATTCGAACTCCAGTTTGTTCTGGTTGTATATAGTTTATCGTTTGATTGGAGGGAGGCTCAACGGGGCTTCCCTCTTTTTTTTGACTTTTTTGAAAGAAAACTTGTGAGAATGAAAAAAAGATTGTAGATTGCGCTCAGAACGAAACACAAAAACAATTTCAACGATGACAAACTACACACAAATCTTCGAGACGCCAGCAGGAGCGATGCAAGTATTGAACTTGGACAACACTCACCGAATCTATACGCTCTTCATCAACAAGACGTATTATGAAGGAGGCGTCATTGAACAGAAGACATCGATGCAGAGTGGAGGAACGAAGGTTACCTCTTGCCATTACTGCGACAAGAACGATGTCTTTGTGGTAAACAATACAATTGTTAAGTAAAAAACAACGGGAGCGGCTACGGTCGCTCCCTTTTATACCTGAAACAATGGAACCACTACTCGAATCTGTACACGTCGACCTCATAGATTCAATGACGCTTGAGGTGTACTTCCGTCGTAAGCAATACGACCAACCTACGCTCGAAGGGCAGTCCAAGAACTGCGAGCTTCACGGCCCGGACTTTACCCCAATCACTATCGAGCGCGTCTTTCTCTGCAAAGCGGGAAGAAGCAAAATCGACATCAGCGAGATCCACGTCTCGGACTACCTCGATATCGATATGAAGAAACTGAA